AGTGCTCTTGAATTTCTGTCTCAAGAACAAGTTTTAGATACCCTTCAAGATCATCAGTAGAATTCTGACGATTCTTATCATCTTGACGACGCAATTCTGGTACAGGAATATCTCCTGTTAACAGATTCGTATCAGCATAGCGTTGCGAAAACTCTTGAAATGTAAATGAACGGTGACGTAAAATCTGAGCTGCAATACCACGAGAGGTTTCAATCTCAAGTGTCATATGAGCTTGCTCAAACACAGACCAATGATTATGTTTAATACAATAACGCAATAGCCCTGCGTAGTTTTCGTTATCTTGGTTACTAGGGTTAGACACTCTAGCAACGTATGCCATTGTCTTTTCTGCATCAGGTGTAACAGAAATCAGTTTAACATTAGAATGGGTTGTCATATTGTGGGGCACCATCGAGACGACGAATTTCAGCAAAGATAGATTTGCGGTAACGCTTGTATTGTTTCATTACCTTTCTCAACTCCTTCTCATTAATTTTAGTATTAAGGAAAGGAGTTTGTGGTTCTACCTCTGGTGATTCTACCACCTCTTCAGCATTGATGTCAATAGTTTCTTCAGTCATGTAATCAAATAAAATAGTATTCTTCTTCTAAAGCAATGCAGATTTTTTTTACTTCTGCAACATATTCGCCCGTTTCATTTAGCAAGACTGCTATACGAAACGCTTCATAAGCAGTATTAAATTTTTCAATCTTATCAAACTTAGTTGTATAACTAGGTTTTACTCCCGTCTCTTTCCATCCAGCAAAGTTGTATTGAACTGCTGGTTTTCCAGAAACATGGTAACGAACTACCCAGTTTTTTGGTGGATTAGTAAGTGTCATGATATTAGTTTTGTGTTACGGAAAAAGAAATAGTCACTCTAATAATATCACCATTGCTAGCAATATTAAAAGGACCACTAGAAAATTTTTCAGCAAAGATAACTTTCTGTGTAGATCCAGAACCTATGGTTACATAATATCCATAGATATTTCCTTTAGATCCAGTAAATGTCCAGGTTTGCTGTGGATGCGTAGCAGCACCATCTGAAATAGACCAAGTTGAACCAGTTAAAGTAATAGGATTGTAACCATTACCAGTAGTAACTTCCGTAAAACTCGTATTATCAGAAGCAAAATTGGGTGTCAGATCATTACTATACAATCGTAAAGTTAAATCACTGACTGTTGTTGTTTTGCCAACTGTATAAGATGCTGATAAAGATTTACCATCATTTGTAAAAACAATTGCCATTATCGTTTACCTTTTTTAGATTCTTTTGTTTGTGATCCCCATAGTTTAGGATTCACACGACCTTCGGTTTGTTTAAAACCTATTAATCCCTCACGATATTTATCCCAATAGTAATCAAAAATATCAACCTGCCTATTAGAGATTACAATATCGTAGTTAAACTGTTCATCATCATAGTATTTGACAACAAATGCATTATAAGGTAGTGTTCTATCTTCTGCTAATACTGGATCACAGTTTTGATGTAGGATTTTTATGTTCAAGAGCGATTACCCCATTGAATTTGTGGAAATGTTTCTTGGATAAGAGCCTTTGAAATACGATTATACTTTTTCTGCAGTGCTTTATCTTTTACAAGAATAAGAACTTCTGCTTCATCTGGGTGAAGACTCTCAAGCATACCAAGAAAGATCTGTTCTCGTTTGGTTTGACTCATACTGTCAGCACCGCCCTTAACAAAGTAGAATAGCTTCTTACCTTCATTCTCTAATTTTACATGATCTGTTCCTTCTGGTGCTGGGTTAGGAGTGAATGGAACATCTCCTTCGGGAATCATAGATTTGACTGACTCATCAAAGTTCCAAATAAGGAGACTGCGAAGAGTCTGACTGTTATATTTGCGAAGCAGTTCTGTTTTTTCTGCTTTAGTTTTAGCATTGTTGACCTTACGGAAAACTTCCGAGATCAATGGTCGATAAGTGTCAGGTGCCATATCAATTCAAAATGGTTGTGTGTTACGAAATACATATTCTTCCATCAACTTTGTGAGTTGATGTTGTTGAAAATATTCAAGTGGAACTTTTCTTTCGTTGCTATTTAGTGCCTTGTAATATGACACGATTTCAGTAGCAAGTTGTTCAGGAATACATGTTAAATCGATTAATTTCCGATTACGCATGTAATTTTGTTTCTCTTCAGGTGTCTTACAGAAATCCAATGGATCTAAAGTTACCCATCGTTCTAAGTTTTTCTTACTTATAGGTTTCTGTCTCTTACCTACCACAAATGTATCGTCGTCAGATAAGAAATTAGGTATGCCATCTGACTTATCTCCTTTAAGGATATGTTCTTTGGCATATGCTTTGGGGTTGTCATGTTTAATCTCTTTCTTAAGAATAGGATTGTATTGCTTTACAAAAGGATACTTCTGTAGTTGAATAAAATCTTTGTCTCCAGAAAGAATCAAAACCTCTTCTGGTTGCTTGTCTTCTTTCTCAAGCTTGATGTTACGATACGCTTGGTAAGTAGTGAGAGTGCTGATAACATCATCTGCTTCAGCGCCATATACTTCAACAACCTTGTATGGAAAATAGGTTTTGATTTCGTCGCGTATCTTATTCAGAACTTCAAAGATAGCATTCCAATCTAAGTCAGATGCTTCTCGGTCTTTCTTTCTATTCTGTTTGTAGAAAGGAAATGCTTCCTTTCGCCAATAATGCTTGCTGTCATAGGCTAAAACAATCTCACCATACTTGGGAAAGTATTGTTTTTCAAATGCACGAAGGGCAGTAAGCACCATATGACGAACAAGATTTTCATTTAGAGCATCGCCTTTTAGTTGCATCATCAGATTACTAATCATAATCTGATTCATATCAATAAGAATCATTTAATCCTCGTCATCGTAATCCTCAAAATCTTCAGAGTTTTCAAAGCGAACCGCTACGATCTCGTCGGGAATCAGTTGACCGTTTTCATCAAACATCTCAGGATGCATTGGTTGGATCCTGTTCTTGTTTAGAAATGAATAGACGATATCGTTACCGAACCATCCAAGCATAAAACCGATAACAAATGAACCGATGATACCTATCCCGCTGAAGAACAGGATGTATGGTGTTGCTGACTCCATTTTACTACTCCTTGTTTGGTTTGTCAACCTGCCAGGAGAACTCCAGATTAAAATGGAATGTTCTGCGTAGGAGGTTGAATGTTTTACTCAGTGTTAATCCATGTTTAGGTTTGACTTTATCAACCCTCCTACGCAACATGAATTCTATACCCTTATTTATTTGATGTTGCCGTTGGTTTCTTTCTGTTTTTACTCCCTGGTTTTCTACCTTTTCGTTTTGACTGCTCATACTTGTTAGCATCCTCCATAATCTTTTCAAGGTATTCCTTTACTTTCCTTGCGCGAGGTTTTCCCATCCATCCATATGATTCTCGAACAAATTCTGCTCGATCACCTCCTTCAAGATACATTTCGATTTCTTCAATTTGATAGATAATTGCTGCCCCTAACGATGAATTAATAAACTCAACAATTATATCTTTTTTAAAGTTTTCTCCCTGAAGATACTCATAAAAATTTAACTGATACTTTTCTTGAGTGAATGCAGTATCAATTGCTGTATTTACAATATCGAAAATGTCTTCAAGTGATGTCATTATTAATCCTTTTTAGAACTACTGACTAAACCTTTTTCTACAAATAACTTCACTGTTTCCACCAATCCTCCTACAGGATTTTCATCAATAACAACAAAAGGAAAATTATTGATAGAGGGATATAGTTTATGGAATTCTTCCACTGTCATATTCTCTTTGTCAACAATAATTTCTTTATATATTACATCTGCTCTACGAAATAATTCTTTTAAGTGTTTGCAATGACTACACCAAGGCAAAGTATACGCTACAATTTCCATCAAATTCCTCGATAAACAACGGTGAATATTGGATGTTTAGATTCTAGCATGTCTGCCATAAATCTGCAAGCAACATCTGGATTGGTATGATTGCCACAGGTAAAGATATCTACAGCAGCATAACTTTTCTCAGGCCATGTATGAATACTGATATGACTTTCCGATAGCAGACAAACAGCAGTGATTCCCTGTGGCGTGAATTCATATTTAACTTCTTCAATCAACGTTGCGTTAGCATGTTCTACTGCTTGCCTAAGGGAAGTGCTAATAAATTCTGA